TCTCCAACCATTGATTTAACTTCCAATTTTTTCATAGGAACGAATATTTTACAAAGTTAAATTATTCTTGGAATATTTCACCAATTAAATTTTCTATCAAATCTCTTGTGATTACAAAACTCATTGCAGCGTTTGCAATTTGTACAAATACATTGCCTACTCCGCCACCTTGTAAGGTTGAACGCAACGGCACTACTTGACCAACGGCATCGCGAATAGGAACGAATACAACGGTACAACGGCAATTGCAAACATTACCCGCCGAACCTTGTGGATCGCCTGGATACATCATTAAATCAATTGACCTTGTTGAAGGAACTACAAATCCACTATCATAAGGAACTCTTTTACCGTTCATGTGTAAATGGTCGTATTGGTCGCGCGGTATCCGCCTTGTTCTATTATCGGTTGCGCTTACCCATTGCTTTTCTACTGCCACGCCCATATCAGCCGCGCCTAACATTTTACCAGCGTTTGCGGCTTTTGTACTTTCGGTCCTTACTATTAATTCAGCCCTATTCTTTGTAATATCACTATTGCGCAAAGCCCTAACGGTTTCATCAACGCCCCATCCTTCTTTTGCAGCTTGAATCATTACTAATTCAATTTGTTTGCGTGTTGTATTTGTTATCGGTGCAACTGCATTGCTTAACAACTCACGCCTAAAATATTCATTTACCATCCATTCAAGGCGGTTAAACGGTTCATCGGCTTTGCGGTTAATTGCTCTTTTTATGTTTGTACGTTCTTGCACCGCCATAGGGTAAGCGCAATCAAAATGCAATCCTAATAAAACCTTTGTAAGTTCCCCTTTTGGTAACTCTAAACTTTTGGTTTCAATGTAGTAATTTATTTGCCCTTCGATGGCATCGCGCACCGCTTTACGATATTTGTCTTGTATCGTTTTAAGGAAACTTAAGAATCGTTTTTGGTTACTGCGCATAATCATTCAATCCTTGCGGAATTGTTATCGGTGCTTGATTCATTGCTTCATCAATGGTTGTAACTCCACTAGGTACAAAGATTGTATTTAGTTGCTCATCTGTGTAGCCTTCTGTGCTTTCTCCCATTATCTCTAATCTTCTGCGAAGCGGCAAATAAGATTTTTCCAACCAATCAACTTGTTGTTTTTTATCTTCTTCTAATTCAGAATAAACGCTCAAATCAAAATCAATGATGGTATCCATCTTGCCCCAATCGGTAGCAAATTTGCGGTTAAATTGGTCGCGTATTGAACTAAGCATTGGTAAGGCGCATCGAACGGTTAAAGCCTTTTCGCCTTCGCTTGTATTGTTGTACGTTTTATTGCTCGGGTCATTGAGTAATTGTGAAGGCACTTGATAAATGTTACATAATGCTCTAAGGTCTAAATTTTCGGCATTTAATAAATCCAAATCAACAGGACTAAGCCCCAATGGTACATAATCCACTTTATAGCCGCTTGTTTCTACTTGATTAACATTTTCCGCGCCTTGATTTCGTGCCAAAGACTTTTTCAAGTCCATTGCTTCTTGAACGGTAAATTGTGGATCGTGCTTATCATCACTTACAAATAATATACCCTTTGGTCCGCCGTTTTGGTAATTAGCAACCGCCGCTTTTTTACCTTCGTTGCTTCTTGTTAATACTCTCGCTGCCGCTTGTAATGGGCTAAAACCATATAATTGATTCCCTACGATATTCCAGTTGGGATTGAAGTATTTATCGTGTAAAATTTCTTGTTTGTTAAATAATTCCGTAAACTGCATATATAACTGATAACCTGTTGGCGTTATTGGGAACTTGCTAAGGTCTGCAATAATGCTCATGTATTGCGAAGGTAAAACATACAACTCCAACGGCTTACCCATATTCCTACCCATTGGGATAGCTTTTGAGTAAACATAAGCATTGCCTGTAATTAGTTTGAATGATGCATAAGCCTCAACTAAATCAGCCCATGAATCATCTTCATTTGGCTTTATTAAAAGGTCGGTTAATTTACTACCCACCTTTACTTGTTGCAATGCCTTTGTCCTAATCTTTTCTACTTTATTCCAATCCTTTACAAGGTCGGGTCGCTTCATTATAGCCGCGTACTTTTTAAACTCCTTTTCATCAACTATTTTATATTCAGCCCAGGGCGCTAGTTTTACTTTATCAACTATTAAACGAATAATTGAATAAACGATGTCGTTTCCCGAATAGCCATCCTTAACTTGACCTAATGCATTACCTGCCATCCATGTAACCGTACCTGGATTGTTATACATCGTTCCTGTTGCAGAAGGTGGTATTTGGCTTATCGTTCCTTTAGGTAATGGAACTTTCTGTATCGCCTTTATCTCTAGCCCTAATATTTTCATTGGGTAAATTTTGAACAAAGTTAATTAAATTATTTATACTTTCGGTCAAACACTTACGGCGGTAATCTGCTCGGTTTCTTTCAAAGACGCAAGAACGCGGCATTGGTACGGCTTCCTCAACCATTCTTTGTATTTCATCTTGCATAATGCGCGTTTGTTCTAATTTTGCTAATTGTAGAATGATGGCAATTATATATTTTGCTTATTTCTGTATTAGTTAACCCTTTTTCTATATACATTCTTACTTCATTTATCTTGCCATTTCCAAATAAGTCTTGTTTTCTCAAATTTATGCATTTATCTCTTAACCCAGTTTCTATTGCATGGTTTATATTTTCTTTACAAGTAACCCACTCAAGGTTATCAACATGGTTGTTTAGCTTATTGCCATCCTTATGGTTAACTTGTGTTTTGCCATCAATGTTGTCAATAAACGCTTTAGCAACTAATTGGTGTGATTGAAAAGTCTTTTTACTGCCATTAATATGATATAATTTGTAACTTAAATAACCTTTTTTTGTTATACTACCCTTTAACTTTTTTATCCTATAATTGCTTTTTACTCTACCTAAATTGCTTATTTGGTAATTGCTTTCATACCCTTTTATATCTTTCCAAATTTCCATAAAATAAAATGCCTAACGGCTTGGTGGTGAAGCACCTCCCCGCTAGGTCTTTAATGTTGTTTATAATTACGCCTTCACTCATAATTAAACCAAATATACTAATTATCTTGCGAAAATTATATTTTCACAATTAATAAGTATTATTTTAAACCCTTGTGTATATTTTTCAAAAAACTCTTTCTTTTTATAATCTCCGTTCCACTCAATACAAAGCATTTGCGTATGTTCTAAATTAATCTGTGGTAGTATCAATTCTTCGCAACCTTCCGCGTCTATTGTGATAAAATCGTAAACATTCTCAATTTCGCTATAAGGAACGGTTTTAACCTTTTTAGTTTTAAACTCTATGCCATCCCAACGCTTTAATTCATCTTGTACCAATGTGCTTAATAAACTGCTATCCGTTTCGTCTACATGGTTACCCATATCGTAATAGGTTGCCGTTCCTTTACTTGTGCTTATAGCTACATTATGCAATTTTACATTGGCATTATTGGCGTGTAATTCTTTTAGCTTCTTAAATGCCGTTGGTGATGGCTCAACCAATACCGCAGCCCATCCCGAATCAATTAAAGCAAGTGAATTGCTAAACGTATAACCGTCATTTGCGCCAATGTCTAACAATACGCCTGTTCTACCTTTGAAGTAGTTTGTAATAACAATATCTTCGTTGTTTTGGGAGTAGTTCATTTGAATGAATTATAACGGTAATGATAGATAAATTCGTCAATTAACACTTGCGTTTTAAGCAACTTTTGATTGTGTATTTTAGTAGCCCAATCGTAATCTTCGCCAATGGTTCTATTGGGAAACAATACCTTATTTGCTATTTCCCTTTTTATGGGGCAAAGATGGTTTGGATAGCGAAGATAAATCTGCTTACCCTTATGCTCTACTTGTGCGTATGGGTAATTAATGCTAAAATGAAAATCTTTTCTATTTGCACCATCAACGGTCATCCAACCTTTAAAGCAAATTACATCGGGGTTTTCTTGCGCCGCCTTAAGTATTGAAGGTATATATTTTGGCGTTATGTAATCATCATCATCAATATGAACTACGTATTTACCTTGCGCCTTTTCAATTAATTGATTGCGCTTATTGCCTGTGCTTATTCTCCCATCGTCAATATGCGTAAGAACTTCAACGCCTTCATGTGTACCAATTAACTTTAACAATGTGCGAAGGCTTCCCGCTCTACTTTGTAAGGATGGTATTAGTATTGAGAGTATCATATTAACCAAATATACTTATTTTAGGAAAACCTAAATTTTTTCTTTTTATGTATGTTCTTTCGTCTTGTCGGTAATAAATATCATTACGCCTACCCAAAGCATCCGTTTGCCCAAATCCCCAAGCTGGGTGCTTATGTTCAAATAAATGTTGATTTAAATAAACGTACCTATTTAATTCAATTGCTACATCCATAGCTTCATTATCGCACCAAAGTGAAGTATAATCGGGATGGTAAATGTATTTAAAGCGGTTGTAATATTCGCGCCCCATTATTGACATAGTAGGAAGTAACTCATTAACGTGTCCATCGGGCAAATGCAAGAATTGGTCCAAGCCGCAATGTTCGCGGATAACTTCATCAAATCCGTATTGCGTAAATTCTTGATCATCCGACAAATTAACCAATATATCCCATCCGTCTTTTGGTATATCTCGGTTGATGGCTTCAACTTTACTTTTGCTATCACCTATGCAAACGGTAACATTCTTATCTAATTTAATTGCTTTTAGTTCCTCACTTTCAAGCGTTAGGGCATCGTCATAATCTAACGATACAACAAATTTATATTCATCCATTGCCGAATTAGCTACAACGCTATCATAAGCAAGTAGCATCTTTGCGGGGCGGTTGCGTGTTGTTAGTTTGTAAAGTATTACCATGTTTCGCGGGGTATAAATGTAAATTTAGGTTTATCATGATAGTTGTATATGGCATAGCGTGTCGCATCCATTCCGTCATCGTTAGCCTTTACAGGTTCTTCGATAATATTATCCTCTTTATCTTTTTTCCATTTGTAGGATTGTATTTCACGCTTTAAGTTAGTACTGCTATCGGTCAAATATAACGGAAAACTTTTAACCTTAACAATCCCCGCCCAAACATCTTTATTTGCGGCGTGTATGTTAAACCCGCTGCGATATATTTCTTCAATGCTTTTAGGTTCGGCTGCATCGGCAAATATCATTCCCCTACCTATATCAAGCGTTTGCATTTTGCGTATGAGTTCGGTAAGGGTAAGATTGGATTGGTATATCAATTCTTGAACGTAGTGAGCGCCTTCATGATATTCTACCTTAACCAACGCGGCGGGGTGATTATATCCAAAGTCTAAGCCGTAAAATACTTCGCCTTTGTTTGGTAGTTCGCTAACCGCCCATTTTGTATAAATAAGTTCCTTTGCCGCGCCTCTTTGCCCTAATCCGTATACTTTCCACATAAAGTCATCGGGTAGGTCTTTAAACGCCTCTATTGCGTTTATTTGGCTTTCCGTTAAATTGGCTTTGTTGTTTAAGTAAGTGGAATGAATCCGTTTGTTTTTAGGATTATCGGCAACGCTATAAACCCAACTTACAAAATCGGCGGGATTCCAGTCAAGGAATATTTGTCCTGTGGTCCTCATTGCCAATTGGTCAAACAATGGCTTAGTAAGTAGGTTTGCTTCGTTTATGAATAAAATATCCCTTCCAGGTCCACGCGCCTTGCCTTCATC